ACAGTCATTAGCGTGGATTCCGACCTTGATAACCGCTAGGCTGGCCGTTGCGTTGTTGCCATTGTTGGCGTTTCTTGCGGCGTTCTTGCCACTCACGATACTCTACTGACTTGTAAAGATCAGCTTCGTCGAACTTGATCATACGGAAACGACAGTAGTTCAACCATGCGTCCAAGTCGTTATAGATTTTTGTTACTTCTGGGCTCATACGAAGATACTTCTTAAGCCATACTGGTTGTGATGCCACGATAAATCTCCTTAAATAGTGACAGTTTGGTAAGGTTGGGTTTGGTTATAAAAGATGGTACACCCGTTTTCACCATCTTCACTTACTTCAATGTGAACATCGCGATTGGGATACTTTTGTGCAATCTGCACGTATAGATCATCTGCGATCATCTCGCATGATCTGTAATTTAGTTCTAATACGGAACCTTTACCCACATACAGGCTTTCAAGCCATCGTTTGAACTGGATGAACTCGATGTCCCTGTCATTGTGCCACACATCAATTGACACCCTGAAATGAAAAATGTGGCGGTGAGGATTAGCAAGGAACGATACATCATATTCATCTCCAGTTTTAAGTAATGGGTTAACTGCGGCATCTGGGTAGCAATGAATGCCTTCCTTCTGGAAAGTAACCCAAATCTTTCTCTTAGCTGCAATTAGAATTCTATCTACTAAGTCACGTTCTGCTTGTATCATCGGTCATACTCGAAAAGATTTTGAAAAGTTGATTTACTCATTGATATTACAGTATCCATTCGCCCACTGTCAAGCCTGAAAGCATAACTATTTGAATTATTTACTTGTTCAAGATAGCCAAAAAATCCTTTGTGCGCACAAGTTTTAATTTTATTATTTTTTAATAACTGTGATCTGCTATGTTCGTAGCTGAGTTTAAAGTGTTCTTGAATATGATCTTGATCAAAATCAATAATATCGATAGACTCGATAACATTGATTTCAGGCTTATAACCATTTGTAGTAAATCGTAACTGTTTACATATTTTTTTATAAAACGTAGTGTCAGTCCATTCAGGGGTATTTAAGATATCTTGAATAGTCATCGAGCCTGCTGTCTGCGGACTTGTAGAACGTCGATCTCTTGATTTAACTTCTAGTTCTAGCTCAGGAATATCCACGGATCCTGTCTTATCAACAGGGACTCCGATAGAAATTAATAAGTCTTCAATTGCTCGCCCAGCTAACCCTTCAAACTTAGTAGGCAAATGTTTACCTATAAGTTGTTTTCTTAGCATGTCTAAAAATATATTTTCAGCATTGGATATCATTTGATAATTTCATCCTTTCCGTACTGATCCCAGTCAGTAAAAGTTTCTCTAGTAGTTAATGAATGTAAGGTATGACACCAAACTCCTGGATTACTATATTCAAAGTCCAAGTCGTCTAGCTTAATTGTAGCATTATATCCAAGCTGTGTCAAGTGGGGAATTTTAACTGAAATTTGTGGAATAAATTTACGGTGTCCAATTACAGGCATTTCAAGAACACCTTGTACAACACTGACATCAAAGTCTAAAGTACACCAATAGCCTGCATCTAAACACTGATCGATCATACGTTCCCATGGACGCCATTGATCAGCATCATCTGTAGCTAACTGTGGAAAACTTTGATTAGCACCAAAGTAGATGTGTGTACAACTATTTGCCACAGCAAGAGTTTTGATTGCAATGAAATCTTGTACACCTACTACAAACAATGTTTTCATATCATAGGCAGGAGTCTTTTCAATTTCTACACCTGTGAAGAATTTAACGTTTTCTTTAGTGCCTGTACTATATTCGCGTTTCATTCTACACGGCCATTTTCTTCTGACCACAGCGCATCGTTGCGAGCAAGTTGCTCTGGGGTTAATAAACATTCTATTAGAATAAAACGTTTACTCATATATGGAAGTTTATCTAATTCAGTGGCTAGGGCTACTCTGGCCTGTAGATTAGCCAGACGTTTGCTTTCTAAATATTCTTTATATAATTTAATCATTTAATGAATCCAATTTTTGTTTAGTGTCTTCAAGTTGACGACGTACATGGGCTTTTTCTTGTTTCATTTTGCTCAAACCTGCGTCATCCATATAATGAGTATACCCATCTTTTATCTTTTTGTCAAGTGTTTTGTGAGTTTCTTCTAAGTGTTTAATATGGTGTTCTAAACTAAGTTTGTCCATGTTATTCTCCTAACCCTTCTTCTAAGTTATCTAAATTAGCTTCATCAAACCCACTGTCGTCTACATGATGCTCTTCTTCGTCTACTTCAAACAAGTTATTAAACATAGTACTAGCATTAACAGTTTTCTTACCTGTAGCCCCGCGAGTACCAATAATGCTCATCCAGAACTTACTGTGATCTTCAATAATCTGTTCAGCACTACTACGATCTGGCGCAGCAAAGATTTGATCTACAACGTCACGGAAATAAACACGCTCAAATGTTTCCTGTACTAGCATGTTAGGCACAACGCCTTGGTCATACTGTCTATTAGCTTCTTGTACTGAATTAATATGACTCCAAACATTATGACCCATTTGAATAGCATAACTAAAACTATCCCAGCTGGTCTTACCCTCTTTACCAATCTTGTTCAAATCACCTGGGGCATACTTACAAACATCGTTGATCTGTATACGATTACTAATAGGACTATCTGTAAAGTTGGGGAATATACCATCTTGTAGAACGGCGTCACTGAACTTGCGTGTGTCTTTGGCATACTTCTTATTGTCTACACTAGGTACCATACGATATACCCATTTCTTACGATCTTCAATTTCAGTTTGAATATAGATCTGTCCGTTAGCTGACGCTAGGAATGGACTAGCACAGTCAAAGCTAATAGTAAAATTAGGATTAACATACTTACGAACACTACGTTGAATGTCTGTTAATAAACAAGCCCACTCTAGTTTACTTGTACCCAAAAAGTGCATCCAATCATGAACGCCTTCTTGTAGCAGTCCATCATAACGAATAGCCACTAGACGTTTAAGCACTAGATGTACATCACACATGTTCTGTCCACCCATTGCCCAACCATTAAAGTGACGACCTGGATATTGCGTAGGATCACAGTACTTTTTCATGCGATCATACCAATCATCTGCGTCTGCGTGATTTTCGCCTTGTAGAACGTTCAAGAACTTACAGTTACCATTACGATTATTAATAAACCAATCATTGTTAATGTAAGTACCTTCAACTGCTTCGTCGTAGGTATTGATACCAGTGGCCTTACGTCCTGCTGGACTACGAGCCACCCAAGCTGGGATATCTAAACACATACCATAGTCCATGTATGCGTCCATCCAAGTAAGCACTAGTTCACGTTTCTTTTGTGCTTTGGGACAGTTTGGATCTTTCCAATCACCTTCCCAAACACCCTTACCAATTTGGAAACCACCACTATCACCTAAGATAAACGATTTAGTACGATCTCTATTTCTGACCATGTCTTCTTTGGGACTGTGCTTGTTTACATCTAGTTCAGCGTGGCCTGCTGAATATAAACTCCAGTGATAGGGAAAGTAAGCTTCAGTTGGATTAAGCCAGTTAAGGCCTTCCATACCGTTTTCAAAGTTTGCTGGAATACGGGTTGACTCTACATACAAGTTACCGTTAGCATCCGGAAAACGTTGTTTTCCTACGTAAGTGGCATAGAATCCACTCAATGCTGGAAGAAAAACGGCGTATTGGCTTTGACCATCTGTGCCTAGTTGTTTTTCTGTAAGATTGTCTCTTGGTAGTGTCATTGATTTATTTTGTTCCATTGCGTTTTTGTTCCCATAATTTTTTTCTTGCCTCAGACATTTTACGTTTAGTTTCTTCTGACATGTCTCTGCCTTTTAACTTAGCACTTATTTTTGCTTTTTGCTCATCAGTGTTCGCTCTACCTTTGTGTGCTTCACTTAGTTTAGCACGATGTTCTTCTGTAAAGCAACGACCTTTGAGTGATGTTGCGTATTGCTGTACTTTTTCGCTTGTTTCTTTAGACTGACCTTTATTCCACGGTATATTGCCCTTACCAGAGTCACTTAACTTTCTTTTGTGTTCTTCTGATTTAGGCTTTCCCTTAAGGGCAGCAGAAATTTTATCACCGTGTTCTTTTTTAATACCCTTATTTGCTTTACTAATTTTCTCTCTTCCTGCGTCAGTTAAAAAGGAGCCAACTTGCGTATCCTTATTCCACGGAATAATTCCTG